AACATCTACAGTTATCGCAAATGCTAATTTAGATGTTGAAGTACGAATACATACAGTAGTAGCTGGTTCATTTAAAGTAAGTATAACAAACTTATCAGGTGGTGCATTGGCAAACGATTCTACTATAATACTTAATTATACAATCATATAATGAATACGGAGAATACATAATGCTAGGAACCCAATTCTACCACGAAACAATTAGAAAAGTTATTGTTTCATTTGGAACAATGTTTAACAACATCAATCTTGTTCGTAAAGATAATTCTGGAGCAGCAATTCAAGCAATGAAGGTTCCTCTTGCATATGGGCCAAGAGAGAAATTTTTAGTAAGATTGAATGAGGATGCAGATTTAACTAAACAAGTAGCTATTACTCTACCCCGTATTGGTTTTGAAATCAAAAATCTTTCATATGATTCTGGTCGTAAGCTTAATCGTGTACAGAAGTTTAAGAAAGTAAAGGGTGCAAACGCTAAACAATTAGATGCTCAATATATGCCTGTCCCATATAATTTGGAACTTGAATTATATGTAATGGCAAAACAGTCTGATGATGCACTTCAAATTGTAGAACAAATTCTTCCATATTTCCAACCAGATTATACTTTAACCTTAAATGATATGGCAGATATGGGTATAAAAAGAGATATTCCTATTATTCTTAATAGTATTTCTTATGATGATGATTATCAAGGAGATTTTACTACTCGTAGAGCTTTAATATACACTCTTTCGTTTACTGCAAAGTTTTATCTATATGGTCCTGTTACTTCTAGCAAGGTTATTAAGACTGTACAAGTTGATCAATATACTGATATTGCAGATAATTCACCCAAGAGAGAACAGAGACTTACAGTTACACCCAACCCAACATCAGCTGATGCAGATGATGATTTTGGGTTTAACGAAACAACATCTTTTTATCAAGATGCTAAAAATTATAATCCAGTGACAGGTGATGATGAATAATGTAATTGATAAGGCTTTGGGCGTTATTGAAATAGAATCTGAAACCGTTGGTGAAGTTATTAATATGGGAAGAGAGGTAATAACTCCTGCCATACCAACCAGCATTGAAGATGTAGATGACGATTATAAATTTCAAAGGGATAATTTTTATCGGTTGGTGGAACAAGGTTCTACTGCAATTGAAGGTATATTGGAACTTGCGAGAGAAGGAGAGCATCCAAGAGCATATGAGGTTGCTGGAAATCTTATCAAACAAGTCGCGGAAGTTACCGAAAAACTAGGCGATCTACAAGAAAAGATGAGAAAACTAAAAGAGGTTCCAGATCATGGACCCAAGAGTGTAACCAATGCTTTGTTTGTTGGTTCTACAAAAGAATTACAAAAATTGATAAAAGGAAAATCTGAAGGTTAGGATTATATTATGAAAGTTGAAAGACAAAACTTATGGCCGACGACGGTATACAGTTTTAAGATTGATGATAGAAATATACATAATGACAAATTATATTTTGATATTTTAAAAAGAGAAAGTCAGGGTTTAGGATTTAAGTTTAATCCAGTGCAGGGTAGTGGATGGCAAAGTAATAAAGAATTATTTGAATCCTCTGATGTATTTTCTAATTTAAAGAAATCATTGATAGTTAATGTGAATAATATTCTAAGTGATGTATATAATGATGATGCAGAAATTAGAATGATTAATAATTGGGCAAACTTGAGTAGAATGGGTGAATATACTATGCCGCATATTCATGAAGAGGCTAGTTGGTCTTGTGTATACTATGTTACTGAAACAGATGATGCGAGACTTTATTTTAAAGACCCCAGACTTCAAGAAGCTATGGATTCCTCACATCATTTTAAGAAAATCCCATATACTAATCATATAAGTAAACGACCATTTGAATCAGGTGAAGCAATATTATTTCCAAGTTGGTTAGAACATGGTGTGTCTCCAAGCCTTACAGATTCAATAAGAATAAGTATAGCGTGTAACTTTTTAATAGGTGCCTCTAATGTCAACTGATAGTAATGCCTACCTCGGCAATCCAAATTTAAAGAGAACAGGACTATCTCATAATTTCACTAAAGATGAAATTGTAGAGTATCAAAAGTGTTCTGAGTCTCCTATTTATTTTATAAAAAATTATGTTCGGATTGTTTCTTTGGATCATGGATTAGTTCCTTTTGATATGTATAATTTCCAAGAGGGAATGGTTGACACTATGCATGAAAATAGGTTTACCATTTTTAAACTTCCTAGGCAATCAGGTAAATCAACAATTATTATATCATACCTTTTACATTATGTTTTATTTAATCCAAATACAACAGTTGCAGTTCTTGCCAATAAATCAACCACTGCAAGAGACATTTTAGGAAGATTGCAGCTTGCATATGAAAACCTTCCTAAATGGATGCAACAAGGTATTATTGCTTGGAACAAAGGTAATATAGAACTAGAGAACGGTAGTAAAATTCTTGCAGCTGCAACATCCTCAAGTGCAATTCGTGGTGGTTCATATAATGTAATTTTCCTAGATGAGTTTGCGTTTGTTCCTACAAATGTAGCTGATCAGTTCTTTGCATCTGTTTATCCTACAATTACCTCTGGCCAAAACACAAAGGTAATTATTGTTTCTACACCACATGGCATGAATCAATTTTATAAACTATGGGTAGATGCAGAGGAAGGACGTAATAACTATATTCCTACTGAAGTACATTGGAGTGAAGTGCCAGGGAGAGATGCAGCTTGGAAAGAAGAAACAATACGAAACACTTCCGAATCACAATTTAATTCTGAATTTGAGTGCGAGTTTTTAGGGTCTATCGATACACTTATATCACCAACAAAATTAAAACAATTGACATATAGGACTCCTATACGATCCAATTCTGGTTTAGATTTATATGAAATGCCATTAGAGAAAAGTACATATATTATTACTGCTGATGTTGCAAGAGGTACACAAAATGATTATTCTGCTTTCTTAGTCTTTGATATAACAACTATACCATATAAGGTAGTTGCAAAATACAGAGATAATGAAATAAAACCTCTACTATTTCCCACCAAAATACATGAAGTAGCTAAAGCATATAATCAAGCATTTGTAATGATTGAGGTAAATGATATCGGTGAACAAGTTGCATCAACTATGCAGTTTGATTTGGAGTATGACAACCTTATTATGGCTAGTATGCGTGGGCGTGCGGGACAAGTCCTTGGAGGGGGCTTCAGTGGTGGCCGAGCACAATTGGGGGTAAGAACAACTAAAGCAGTAAAGAAAATTGGATGTTCTAATCTAAAACAACTAGTAGAAGATAATAAATTAATTATTGAAGATTATGACTGTATTAACGAATTATCTACATTTATTATTAAAGGTAGTTCATTTCAAGCCGATGATGGATGTAATGATGACACTGTAGCGTGTTTATTTCTATTTTCTTGGGCAAGTGATCAAACTTATTTTAAAGAAATTACAGACAATGATATTCGTAGAACAATGATGTCAGAACAACAAGACATGTTAGAACAGGACATGGCTCCTTTTGGATTTGTTGTTAATGGATTAGAAGATGATAATGTAGGTGAAATGGTTGATGAATATGGAACTCGTTGGAGCCCAGTAGTTAGAGACTATCGTACAGATTGGTAAAAATCTAAATACTTTATATGAATTCAATTAAATCATTGTGATTTTTGATCCAACAATTTGAACATAATATTAAAGAGTTATCTATAAGCTGAATTATTTCTTTACGACTTTCATTATTCATACCAACTCTTTTTGTTATTTTTCTTATTTTAGAATCGTGAGGGTAAAATTTCAAACACACTGTTTCACTTTCACCACAATGTTTGCATGACTTATCTGCAAGGAATTCGTTAAGTAAAACGATTCTTTTACGATAATTTCTGCGAGATACCTTCTTAATGGTATCTTTATATTTTTCGTAATGTTCATTTGACATATATTTATTTATATGTTATAGCACATATAAAACTGCATTTTGGAAAATGTTTTTTTTATAAATATAACTGAAGAAACAAAAACAAACTCTACCATTAAAGGAGTAAGAAACATGGCATTTTTAGTTTCGCCCGGCGTTCATGTCAGGGAAATCGATCTTACAAATGTTGTCCCAGCTGTTGCAACATCTATTGGTGCAATTGCAGGACCATTTGCAAAGGGCCCAGTTTCTTCTGTGACTACAATTAGTTCAGAAGAACAGTTAGTATCCATCTTTGGAAAACCTCACGCATCTAATTTTGAGTGGTGGTTTACAGCGGCCAATTTTCTACAATATTCAGATTCTTTGCGTATAGTTCGCGCAGAATCAGCCGTTGTAAACGCTGGTGCGAACAGCGGCATTCTCATTCGTGATGATGCACATTACGAAGCATCATTTTCCACAGGACAAGGTTCTCATGGTGAGTGGGCCGCAAGGTCTGCTGGAACACATGGTAACTCACTTGGCGTAGATGTTTGCGGTAGCGCAAGGGCATTCAGTCAGCAACTTGGTACTCTTAACCTAGTTAATGGTGCTGGTGCGGTTGGTGATCTATCTATTACAGTTGATGACCAAGATGCATCCAATGCATCAATCATAATCGGAGACATTATTCAGTTCTACGATGCAAGTGCAATTATTGCGACAACAAACGGTGCAATTACAGTTGCATCTAAAAACCTTACGGTTGACACTGTTACGGGTACTCTTGCAGTTGGCCAACGTGTCCTCGGTGCAGGCATCTCTGATGGTGACGAAGTGGTTAAAATTGCCACAGTTACTTCGCAGACTGCTGTTATCCTTGATAAGGCAATCACAGTTGATGACAATATT